GCAATCACTAAATCCCGTTTAGGAGAAGACGGTGTTGTATTCGAAAACTGTAAGTTCAATAACGAACTTCTGGAAATCGATACAGAATCTTCTGTTACCTTCCTTGGTTTTGAAGAACAACAAGAAGAAAGAAAAAGAGATAGAGTTAAGGAGCTCCTCGACAAGAGAAAACAAAGAGAACAAACTCAAAATTAGACTTAATTAAATATCTACTTTTTCTCAAAAAAACTTATTTTTTTTTAATTAAATTTGTGGTCGCATAACACACGACCGCATATTTATCATAAAAATCGGGGATTTTTTGATAAAAAAGTAGCACACAAAAATTTAAAAAAATGGACATTTCGAACAGGATTTTATCGGACATTACAGTGTATATGAAATACGCTAAGTATATGCCAGAATTGAAGAGAAGAGAAACGTGGCAAGAGTTAGTCACAAGAAACATGGAGATGCATATTAAAATGTATCCTAAATTAGAAAAAGAAATCAGAGAGAATTATCAGTACGTTTACAAAAAGCAAGTATTACCTTCAATGAGGTCAATGCAGTTCGCGGGTAAACCAATTGAAATTTCTCCAAACCGTATCTACAACTGTGCGTTTGCACCAATTGATGATTGGAGAGTGTTCTCAGAAATCATGTTCCTATTATTAGGTGGAACAGGTGTTGGTTACTCGGTTCAGAAACATCACGTAGATGCACTACCTGAAATTAGAAAACCAAATAGAGAAAGAGGTAGAAGATGGTTAGTTGCCGACTCAATTGAAGGTTGGGCTGATGCTGTTAAGGTGTTAGTTAAATCATACTTCTTCGGAGGTTCACACATTGAATTTGATTTCAGCGACATCAGACCAAAGGGTGCAAGATTAATTACATCAGGTGGTAAAGCACCTGGTCCTCAACCACTTAAAGAATGTCTGATTAAAGTTGAAGGGATTTTAGATTCAAAACAAGATGGTGAGAGATTAAGACCAATCGAAGTTCATGATATTGTTTGCCATATTGCAGATGCGGTATTGGCGGGTGGTATCAGAAGAGCTGCACTTATCTCTTTATTCTCTGCAACTGACGAAGAAATGATTGGTTGTAAGAGTGGTCCTTGGTGGGAGACAAACCCACAGAGAGGTAGGGCTAACAACTCTGCAGTTCTTATGAGACACAAAATCACCAAAGAATACTTTATGGACCTTTGGAAAAGAATTGAAGCAAGTGGAGCTGGTGAACCTGGTATCTATTTGAGCAACGACAAAGATTGGGGAACAAACCCATGTTGTGAAATTGCTCTTAGACCATTCCAGTTCTGTAACCTAACTGAGGTTAACGTATCTAACGTTGTATCACAGGAAGATTATGAAGATAGAGTTAGAGCTGCTTCATTCATCGGAACACTACAAGCGGGATATACGAACTTCCACTACCTCAGACCAATATGGCAAAGAACAACAGAAAAAGATGCTCTAATCGGAATTTCAATGACGGGTATCGGTTCAGGTGCAGTATTAGGGTTGAATATGAAATCTGCAGCTAAAGTTGTTAAAGAAGAAAACAAAAGAGTTGCTGAGTTATTAGGAATCAACGCGGCGGCAAGAACTACAACTGTTAAACCAGCAGGTACAACTTCATTAACTTTAGGAACGTCATCAGGTATCCACGCATGGCACAATGATTATTATGTTCGTAGAGTAAGAGTTGGTAAGAACGAAGCAATTTATACTCACTTGAAAGAAAATCATCCTGAGTTAGTTGAAGATGAATATTTCAGACCACACGATACTGCTGTGATTGGAATACCACAAAAAGCACCTGAAGGGTCAATCTTGAGAAACGAATCTCCAATTCAACTTCTTGAAAGAGTTAAGAAGGTTCAACAAGAGTGGATTAAACCAGGTCACAGAACAGGTTCAAACGCACATAACGTTTCCGCAACAGTATCAATCAGACCACACGAATGGCCTGCAGTTGGAGAATGGATGTGGGAAAACAAAGAATCTTATAACGGACTTTCAGTATTACCTTACGATGGTGGAACTTACATTCAAGCACCATTTGAAGATTGTACGAAAGAAAAGTACGAAGAATTAATGAAGACACTCCACGATGTAGATTTATCGAAAATCGTTGAGATGGATGATGATACAGATTTGAGTGGTGAAGTGGCTTGTGCTGGTGGAGCATGTGAAGTAACATTAGTATAATCTATGGAAAACAACCAAAATACAGGGGAGAAGCCGAAACTTCTCCCTTCTTTTTTCTACATGGAAGATGGTAAGAAGGTAATGACCGAAGAATATCATATTCAAAGAGGTTATTGTTGTGGTAATCGGTGCAGACATTGTCCTTTTGAACCTAGAGCATTAAAAGGTAACACTACAATAAAAAAATAATCAAAGTATATTTATCACTATATGGCAGACGGTATTACATATGGTATAAATTTTCCTTTTAGGGATTCGAGAAAAGGTGATTATTTAGCACTTACTGAATTTGAAACTCAACAAATTAAGGCAGACCTTATTCATTTAATTTTAACACGTAAAGGTTCAAGATATTATTTACCCGAATTTGGTACGAGAATCTATGAATTTATTTTTGAACCTTATGATGGTTTGACTTTTGATGCAATTCAATCGGACATTAGAGATGCGGTTTCACAATTTATGCCACAATTACTTCTGAACAATATAACCATTGAACCTGCAAATATAGATGACGAGGTACCTGCAACTACAAGTAGGTCAGTCCAAGACCCAAGAATGTACGACATATATAGAGTACCAGGTAAGGGAACCGCGGAGTATACCGCTAAAGTTAGGATAGATTACTCAACTGAAAGAAATGCTTTCGGTCAGAGTGATTTCGTTATTATCAATATTTAAGATAGATGGCAAATAGAAAAATATCATACGCAACAAGAGACTATCAGGCAATAAGAACTGAATTGCTCAATTATGTTAGGACTTATTACCCTGAACTCATACAAGATTTCAATGATGCATCGGTATTTTCAGTATTCTTGGACTTGAATGCTGCGGTTGCGGACAACTTAAATTATAACATTGATAGAAGTATACAAGAAACTGTACTTCAATATGCGCAACAAAGGTCATCGGTATATAACATTGCGAGAACTTATGGTTTAAAAGTACCAGGACAAAGACCATCAGTGTCTTTAGTTGATTTTTCAATTACAGTTCCTGCTTTTGGAGATAAAGAAGACGAAAGATACCTTGGAGTTCTCACAAGAGGTTCACAAGTTGTTGGTGCGGGTATTGTGTTTGAAAACATTCATGATATTGATTTTGCCTCACCATACAATTCACAAGGTTTTCCAAACAGACTAAAGATACCAAACTTCAATGCAAACAACGTTCTTATAAATTATACAATAACAAAAAGAGAACTTGTTGTTAACGGTATTACTAAAGTATTCAAAAGAGTCATCACACCAAATGATGTTAAACCATTCTTTGAATTGTTTTTACCTGAAAAGAATGTACTTGGTATAACAAGTGTATTATTAAAAAATGGTACCGAATATACAAACGTACCTTCAGTTGCAGAATTTTTAGGAGCGCAAAACAGATGGTATGAAGTAGACACATTAGCTGAGGATAGAATATTTGTTGAAGACCCTACAAAAGTTTCTGACCAACCAGGTATAAAAGTTGGTAGATACCTTCAAACTGCAAACCGTTTTATAAGTGAGTTTACTGCCGAAGGATTTAAAAAGATGACTTTTGGTGGAGGAACTAACACCGCCCAAGACGCATTGAATGAGTTTACAACTCTTGGTGTAACAGCAGATATCCAAAGATATTCAAATAACATATCGTTAGGTTCTACTTTATCACCTAACTCAACTTTGTTTATTCAATATAGAGTGGGTGGAGGTTTAGCGACTAACTTAGGTACAAATGTTATTAATCAAATTGGTACTGTTTCATTTTTTGTTAATGGACCATCTGAGTCTACAAACTCTGCGGTTGTTAATTCATTGAGGTGTACTAACGTGACTGCCGCAATTGGTGGAGCGGGGGTACCTTCAGTTGAAGAAGTAAGGAACTATGTTGCATATAACTTTGCGGCACAAAAAAGAGCAGTTACTAT